CTATTTTCGCGAGAGGATAATCGTATTCAGCCATGCCAGCTCCGATAGTGTCAGGGAGCCATGTTCTGCTTTTTGCTTCCATTTGGAATCCTCCAGCAGCTTTTGATCCGTAAACTCGGTAAGGGTGGCTACAAGAAGCTTTTGCTCCCCATCCGACAAAATCAAATCCGACTTTCGATTGTCTGGCAGCGTAGTCGTAGGCGGTGGCGGTGGCGGTTGTATCATCTCCGCAACTTTATTTTTAAAAGCGTGCCAGCCTGTCCATTTGCCGTCATCGTACATTAACCTCGGACAAATCTTCCCGCTCCAATCGTAATGGCGGCGAAGGCGATCAACGCCCCAGCCGTACTGCTTCAGCAGCTTCGCCGCAAGTTCTGCTGCATTGCTCAGCGACTTGGAATAGTCACCGCTCTCGCAGATCTCGATGCCAATCGAAGTTCGGTTGCCGCTCGTCTCGCCGCTTCCATCGCCCGCGTGCCAGCCATTTTCATTCAGCGGCAAACACTCGATCACCCCATGCTCGTCCACCACGAGATGATAAGATGCAGTTCGCGTGTTGGAGGCGTTGGTTAGCCACGCTCGTTCATTTTTTGCCGTGCTGACGGGGTTTCCGGTGTTGTGAATCGTAATGGATTGGGGCAGGAGCAGGTGGCCAGGGCGGCGATTGCTTGGAGTGTTTTTGGGGATATGGTCTGTGTGGTAGTTAATCATGGTTTGGGTTCCTTTTATCTGTAGTAGATTCAGTTTTGGAAGCATGATCTGCTTCGCTATTAGTATCTCGGCTTCCGCTCCTCTTTGTCGCTCGCTCCACCTTCGCTTGAAGCTCGCTATCGATATGCTCGATTACCGATTTGGGGATCCACTTCTCCCAGCCCGCTCGGTAGGCGTTGGCGGTTAATGACTGCCAGGTGTGGTAGATGATGCCGAGTGTAATTCCATAAAAGAGCAAGCCAGGGACACCCAGCATCGAGTCTAATAGATTAGCAAGCGCGGGCAGAGAAAGAAGAAATATCGTTCGCGGCACCCCCTGTTTCAAATCGTACTCGCTGGAAAACACCGTATCCTTCTTTGCAGCCGAAATGCCGGTAACCCAATCCAATCCAATAACAATGATAAGAAGCAAGATTGGAATTAACCGGCCATCACCATAAATCAAAGATACCCAAGGCGCAAGCACTGCACCGATTCCTGTCGCTATTGCTCTCCCTTCTGTCACGTCTACTGCGAACCATTTTTTATACATAACCATTCCTCCCTTCATAATGTTTTCATTAAAAATGAATTGAATGCAAAAAAGCCCCGCCGAGGCGGAGCACGAGTTCTAGGTATGATTCTTGTAGTTTGTCATGTGGTTTAGGATCAATTTTATATATAATGATATCCTTTACTACGATAATCAATCCATCTAACTCTAGAAATTACTATATATTGCCCCCTAATGAGCACTCCCATATCTTGTAAACCTTCGAAACTCTACCGGATTTCTTTATTGTATTGTGGTAGGAAACCGTAACTTTTCCAAAAATAGGTAATAAACGCAGTTTACCTCTTCGGCAATAATCTCAGTAATATTATAACTTATAAAAAAGAAGCTACTACTATTTAGCAGCAACTTCTATTTTGTTATTATTTTTGATTATGCTTCAATAAGAATATAATTCAAAGTTACTCCACTACTTTGATAGGGCACACGAACTAGCGAAGAATTAACAACATAATCATAGACGCCAGATCGTGAATAAAGTCCGGATAGACTATCAACGTTATTATTTTGACTAAGAGTGTATACAGTATCTCCCCAGCCCTCTACCCATCCATTTTGTCCTAACACCGAACCAAATTTGGCCGATATTGTCCGATTATACCCGTCATACATTCCCCAACAAAACATTATATCAGGTTGGAAACCATGACCAGTTATTTCAAAGAAATAATTCATCTGGCCTTGTGAACTTCCCATTTGGAATGGACGACGTGATTGCGAGGAAGTCATCGTGCCAGCTGCTATTCTCTTTCCTGGTATCATAGTACCGATGTGACCGAAGATATTTACACCTAATCTAATATTAGACGGAATAAAATCGGGATCGTTAACTCTAATCCAGCAATCTCCCTCGTATAATTGTTTTCCTGTCCCCCCAGCGCCGTTCGGTCTTACAAAGAGATTTTGATCCCATGCAGCTATCTCCGAGGGAGAATGGTGATTAACGTTAGGAGCCCATCCAGTTCCATTGACGTTATCCCTAACAGGAATAGATCCTTGCATTCCGAAAATATTCTTATTAGCGGGAACATTAAGAGGTACTAAATCTGGTGAATTAGCTAATAAAGATCCATATCCATTAGCGTTCTTCCCGGTCGTGTAGTATCCTGTTGGTGGCTCCATGATGATATTCCCACCTTGATCTGCAAGAGCGGATACAGCAGTAACATATCCCCCTCCTAATGTAGCATGAGCTCTATTAGGCATTGTCCCAGCTCCATCATACAAAACTCCAGCGGAGAATTTCTTCCCCGCTAGAACATCCGCAGCTCCGGCAGTTCCCGGTACTAGAATTTGTCCCATTCTTACACCTCCAGTATTGTAGATGATACAAACATGTTGTTAGCAATGGATGCAGTAGCTTTAACGGTAATGGTCGTTCCTGCTGAAGTGTTAATATAGCAAGGCAGCAGGCTATAGCTTCCTACTGGGGTAGACTGAGCATTTAATAGGAACGTTGTTTGCGCTCCGCCAGGGTCATTATAAGTTACTTTCAGCGTCACTGTAGTCGTCCCTGTCAAACGTAAGTACGTTCCTACTAAGAAATTGCCGGCTGAAGGAGTTGTATACGTATTTACTGTAGTCTCTGACGTTACTCCGATAAGCTGATTGTATACATAGCTTCTGCGAGCTACTCCAAGAGCCGTCCCTGCATTCTTAACGAAGGCTGTAGTCGCTAACTGATCGTTATTAGTAGCTAGTGCTGCTGTAGGAGCCGTTGGTACTCCGGTAAAAGCTGGAGAAGCTGTTTCCGCTTTCCCATTCCAAGCCGCTTTCTCCATATCCGTCACAAAGCGGTTACTCGCATCTTGAGTAATGATAGACGCTGGATGATTAGCCGGATGCACATAATTATTTGCACCAGCCGCAACCCCAGAAAGCTTTGTCTTCTCTGCCGTAGTATAATCCTCCGTCGATAGCTGCTTGCCAGCCACTTTATCTACCTTGCTGCTAACAGCGGTATCCAAAATATCCGCATTCCCGTTCAAATCCGCAATATCGACTACATCCGTTCCTTCCGGCTTTTTCAATCCTAAATTCCCGGTCGTTTGCATATATTCACTCTCCCTCGTAAACTCTTAGTTCGCTCCATGTTTTGCTATTCGCTTGCTGCCAGTTCATCGTTCCGATTTGATTCCATACCGTATAGGTATACTTCAAGCTAAAAGCTAGGTGAGCCGGTTTAATATCCTCCAGCATGCGGATGAAACCAGCCATATTGGGCGGAATTCCTTTTGTCCCAACAAATACGACCTCGAAGCGGCTCTCCGCCGGATATTCGATCACATTCACTTCGCCGCCCGAAAAGGCGAAAGCCGTTTGAATAATCTTTGCTTTGGTCGTCGTGCCCGCGCCGCGCAGCTTGGCTATAATGCTCTCCCGCCTGCGGGCATCAGGCAACGACGAATCACTCCCCAGCCCGAGCACTTTTTCCCAGCGCGCGAGTCCCCACGTTGCCGACCTTACAAAATATTGCTCAAATGCCTCTTCAATGTCAGCCGACTGCTTCCCTAATTCCCCGCCAAGCTGATTTTGAATAACTTGCATCTCCAGTATGGGATGATAAAAGGAAGGCAAATCGTTCATCAGATCAATCTCGGCATGCGGAGCAACCTCCCCGCCGTCCGCCTCTTCCCCATACCCTTGCTCGCCATATACCGCCATTCCATATGACAAAAGCTACACCCCCTTTAGCTGATTCCAGGTTACGCCCGGTCCCAGCTTGCCGCTTGCTAAATCATAAGCGCGCTTTACCGCATTTGCCGTCGCCGCCTGCACGACGCTCGTACTGTTAGTAGCATCGATTAATTGGACAACGCCCGCAGCAGATACCGATGCAGCAGGCAATCTCGCCGCAGCAACGATGCCTGATGTAATGTCCGCTGCCGCGTGAGCATGCGCAGCTGGTGCGAAGGCTGTTGGTTTGCCGCTTATGCCAGACCAAGGCACGCTGTCCGCGGATTCCGCGTTGTCCACTTTCCCATTATTGTTCGTATCATAAATGCTTTTCAGCATGTCGCCCGTCGCCTGAGCAGCGGCAAGCACGATATTGCCGCCGGCTGTGCCGATGTACAGCGTTTGCGTATCGGTGCAATACCCTAGCTCGCCGACTTCAAGCAACCCGATGCTTGCCTCAAGCCCTCGCCGCAGTTGAATGAGTACTTTTCTTGGCATCCGCTCACCTCCTAGAACGTGCCGCCATCAATAACGGCAACCTTCAAACGATTGCCATTCGCGGCATCGTACACGATGCTGTCCGCATCGATGCTCACCTCGATGCCTGCTGCATTAACGAGGACGCCTTTGCCTGCTTTGGCGCTAACCGCTGCGCCAGCAACAGTAATCCCGTTCCCCGCGCCAACGCTTAGGGTGACCGTATCGGCTTGGCCTCCGCCTGTAAGGCCGCTCCCAGCTGTAATCGTCTGCAGCGCACCGCCTGTCCGCACCCACGCCGAACCGTTCCAGCTATAAATTTTTTGTTCGTCGTCCACATAACAGGTCCAGCCTACTTGCGGTGTGTATATATCCCAAGCTGTACCGTTCCATTCGGCAATTTTGTTTGTTTGAGAGGCCCATGCGCCCGTCGCCACTGCCGGAATCAAATAACGATCCGCTGCAGCGGGCGATGCGGGAGGAGCAGCCAAATCCTTATCCTTGACCGAGGCTTGCGGCTCGATATTATGTTTCGCCAGCTCAATTTCGTTTTTAATTTTTTGTGCCGACCACAAATCCGTAATAGCCAAGCCTGCATCGTTTATGGTCCGGTGCTTGGCCGGATCGTCCAAATGCGTCTTAATCTCTGCCGCGGTCTTTACGTTAACGCCATCCGATACTTTGTTTACGTGACCGCTTGTAACATTCGCTTTTAGAACTTTGGCGTAGGTTGCGCCTTCCGAAATATCGTCCAGCGTCCCCGTCAAATCGGTAAGCTTCTGCGCATTGATTCGTCTCCAAGCCGTGCCATCGTCAAAATATAAATATCCCGTATTCGTACCGCTGTTTACGTAATACAGCCTGCCTGGCACAGACGCAACCGGCCTTGCCGCCTCAGTTCCCGATAAAGCCCGGCCGACCATGCTGTTCGCTGCTCCATCGCCTACATAGACTTCCTTCGTATCTGTGCAAAATCCCATTTCTCCCGGCAATAGCGGGCCAAACGCGGTTAGTTCAGCTTTTGTCCCGCGCTTTATTTGTATCGTCTGCGACATCTAACTCCCCCTCGAAAATGATCCTCCATCTACGCTTCCTTTGCCCTTGTATCTATCGATCTCTGCTTGCGTTGCCATTATGCTGGCCTGCAAATTATTAATATCCGCCGCTTCCACGCGGTCGCCAGGCGTCTCATAGGTGACAAATACGGCATCTGCCTGTGCAAAAAGCTTTATCCGAAGCCTCCAAGGCATCTCAGCCGGAACGGTTAAAAAATAATTCGGTACCTTCTCGCCCGATAAACCCTGTCCCGTATAAACCTGAATACTCTCCTTGCGTATGTCATCATGTGCAAGCTCTCCATCGAACACGCCGGCTGAGACTGCAAGCTTTTCTTCCATAACATATAGCTCGCTGCTTTCCTTCTTATTCAGCTTCTCCGTAAACCGATCCAGCTCCGCAGGGTATGGCATGGGCTACACCTCCAATTCAATAAGCCCTGCAACAGGCACTTCATCAATATCTAGTCCAATATTGGCGTTGCCGCCATTTAACAGCAGACCATCATAATCGAGTACGCCCGGTATTCCCAAAAGCAAAGTACCAAGCTTTGCGATGCTCACATAGTTGATTTGGAATGCTGTTTCTTCTAAATAAGAGGTTAGCTCAGCAGTAAATGCCGCACTCACAAGCTGAATCGTATAGCCGGCCGCGAGCGTAACCGAAGCTTTAATACGGATCGGAACGCTGGACGCGGATACGACCGATACCTCTGCTCCGATTGGCCTGTTCTCATTAATAAAATGGAGCACCGCGCTTTGCAGTACCTCACTTGCAGGCTGTTTATCCGCATTGACGATAACGACCTTCACAGTGCCCGGACCGTTCCACAATGGCAGTACTCTTGCCCCGCCAACGCCCGCTACCGATAAAGCCCATCTCATATAATCAGATACGTTGCCGCTCGTACCCGGATTTTGCACCTCGGCAAAAAAACGGCCGCGCAGCTGCTCATCCGACTCCTCATCCTCGCCAGGCACGAGCACAGCTGCAAGTTCAGCGCGAGCTAGCGAGCTAATATAATCGATGGGCAGCATATCCCCAAATTGCTGATTCCCAACCACGCCCTCGGTTTCGCTCTCTAGAACGAACGAGCCGGCGCTAAGCTTCTCTCTTACCACATAGTTGATCGAGCCCGCGGAATAGCGGCTGCCGATAGGCACATCGACAGCCGAGCCATTTTCGCCATAAAATTTGCCCTGCCGCTTGGCTCTCGTAGCCGCTTGCCTGATTACGCCAAAATCAGCCGTACGCCGCGATAAATATTCGCCGCTGGACGTGTCGGCAAACGCCAAATTCATGTTCACGTCTAGCTGGGCATACAGCTCAGAGAGCTCAGCGGCTGCCGGAGCCAGCGCATCGTAAATAATGCTGCCTTCCCTCTTATCCACGTCGCCGGGGACACTGGCTAACATGCGTTGAAGCAAATAACTAAAGGTCATATTTTCATACACGCCCATTCACCTCCTCTCCAAAGCTTCCAAATTCCGTAACGACAGTAAATTGTATAGCAGCGGATTCCTCTGTTACGTCGAACTGAAAATCAGTGACGCCGGTTATCCGATCATCCTGCATCAAAGCCTCCCGTATTCTCCGCTCCATCTCGGAGCGAACAAAGGATGGCGCTTCGCCAATTAATCCCTGCAGTTCAGCTCCATAATCGTCGCTATAGCAAAAATTACGATAGCGCTCTGTTTGCAATATTTTAAAAACAGCTTGCTTGACTGCCTCAAGCCCATCGGTCGTGCCGACGATACGATTATTTGTCAGATCCAGCTTGTACGTCGCGCTCGTTTCAAGGCGATCATCCAGCACGGTATCACCGATGCTTGCTCCTTGGGGAATCATGGCTTGACCACCTTATCCAGCACCACAAATTGCTGCCCGCCTTGTACACGGAGCATAAGCACCGTGTCTCCCGCTTCTAGGCCTGTTCGAATAAGCAGCTTCCCGGATGACGGCAAATCCGCTTCAAACCGTACAAGACTTTCCGGAACAATTAAAAAATCCTCCGTTAAAGTAAAACGTTGATCCACGTTTACTTCCAGAGGATTTAGCTTTATTACTTTTCCGACCATTACGGCCATCGGGTTGCCTGCTGCGTACGCTGCGGCGCCTGCTTTTTTAATCGAATCCAATAATGCCATTAAACCACCCTCAATTCCAGCTTCATCGTGTGCGTATCCGCATCAAATTTATGCGAGCAGTCGTCCACGAGAAAATATTGATTAATACCTAGTTCCTTAATGACAACGGGAATAAAGCAGCCTGCCCTGACTCTCAAATCGCCGATCGCGTCCATGCTGATGCTTTTTTGCTCGCGGTTTTTCAATGCCATTAACTGATTAAGCTGCTCATTGATTTGCGCTGTATTCATTTTTTCGTCCGCCTGCTGGTAAAGCTGAAGACGTCCCCACTTCGCTATATTCGCGCTGTCTTGCAAAATGTGAATGTCCCGCTTCCCAGTCTGCTTATTGTCCTGATAAATCTTGATTCGGTTGTACGTGTCACCATCAATCGAGCGCTTCAGCCCATAATCATACATGAGACTGTAGTCGCCGATAACAAAATCAACCTTCATGTCCTGAATATTCCGTACTGACAGCTCGCCGTAATCATCAAAAAACATAAAGTTCCCGCCTTTATGAATGAGCGTCAAATCCAGTGCCTTGTAGATAATATCCAGCAGCTTCTTATTGTCCTCAATCATCGATGGGATCTTGTACTCCGTATCAGCAAGCAGCCCCGTCTTCATGTCAAAATCATCCGCAATCCGCTTCACAATCTGCGAAGCAGTCACATCGCGGAACACGTACGTATCGTTTGCAAGCAAATATCGAATCTGATCGTACGCCTTGATCGATACGCTCTCGTCCTTGCCCGTATTAATTTCAAATACGTAGCCGTAAAAGATATTGCGATCATCATGGCGCAATCGGATAACATCGCCGCTGTTCACCTCAAAAGAAGCACTCTGATACTGGCTCCCCTTGATTACAGTTAGATCCAAGCTCGACGCGGCTCCGCTCCGCTTTGTTTTATAGGTGAGAGAAGGAACAAGGCTTGTAATATTCCATACCTTTCCGTTGCGGTTATCGATTAAAATTTCCAGCATATGATCACCCCGGCAGCTTCAGCGTCATACCGACGGGCAGCTTCCTTAGCTGCGCGTCCTTGATGCCGTTCAGCTTCTGAATTTCTTGCCAGCGCCCTTCGTTGCCAAGCTGGACTCGCGCTACCTTTATAAGCGTATCGCCGGCAACCAGCTTGTACGTCTTCGGCTTTTGCTTATCGGAAGGGCGCGGATTCGTTTTGGTGCTTGCGCCGTCCTTCGTTAGAATGACAGGCCTCGCGCCGTAAAAAGCGAACTCCTTCAGCGAAATGCTGTACTCGATATCACCGGAGCCTGCCGCTTCCTTCCACTCGAACTTCTCAATGCTCATGGGCAAATTGATATCAAACGTTGCGCCTGTATAAATAAATCGGATAGGACGCTTATTATCCATCCACTCCAAAATAGTCATGACATAAGCAACAGGGGCAGTCCAAGTATTACTAGTTACAAAAGGATACGAGAAGGCTGGAAAAAAGCTTTCAAACGAAATATCCTTAAGCTTCGGGCTTTGAAGAACGTTGATCTCGCCTAAACCCGACACCTCATAGGTTTTGCCGCCCGCAGCATCACCGATTTTAATTTCTGGCGGGTTAACAGGCAGATGGATAATTTGCTGCTGATTCCCGTAGCTCAGCCATATTCCATATTCATAATTCCGATTGCTGATCATCAAGCGTACACCCCTTCCGCTGAGGAAGCGATTTCCTCATTTAATGAGCGCTCAATTCGTCCGATAATCGTATCGATATCATAGCCGTTATTAATGTCTCCGGTTTGCACGCTGACAGTCGGCTGCAAGGACACGAAGTTCTGAATGTTCTTCATCTCCGCAAGCTCCCGCATCGTCTTCAAATCCTCGCTGGAAATATCAACGGTGTCGTTGATTTTGCCGACTTCTCCGACTCGGTTGATGTTTGGGGTTATAGTCTGGAAACCAGTCTGGGAAGGCAAGCTCATCACATTTCCACCCCCACTTGCCAAATCTTTTCCACCAGCTAACTTACTCCAATCAGCGGTAATTTTATTGGGATCAATTAGGGGTTCGTCTTTCGTTGTACCTTTTTTAACATCATCTGCGGCTCTGTCCTTTATGAACGCTTGAAGACTTTGGTCTCTTTCAGCCGCCTTTTTCGCTGCCCTAGCATAAGCATCATCTTTCTTAATTTTCATAAAATTAAGAGTGTCATCCATAAATTTATCTGTACTGAAGCTAGCAGCAAGTTCAAATTTCGATCCGGTGACCTTGTTGATAACCCCCAAAATAGAGTTTATATCATCAATGATCCCTTTTATAACCGTATCAAAAACATCACTCATTCCTTTTATCATATAAATCAGCGGGTTTAGGATCCATTCAGCAAGCTGCCAAAAATAGGCGGGTAAACGGTCTAAAAAGTTTAAGATACCATACCAAGCTCTTAAAAAACCTATCGCAAACGCATCATTCTTTTGCCAAAGGGCAATGATATAAACAATTAGACCCATGATCAAAGCAATTATTATTAGGATGACATTCGCTTTCATTACTGCATTTAATGTTCCCCAGGCAGCAATTGCTCCACGCATTACTAATGTTTTCAAAGCAAATGCAGCTGTACCCGCTGTAGTTGATGCAGTCATAATAGCTTGATATGTTGTATAAGCAGCTACTGCTACACTACCTAACTTGGTAAAAAAGTTTAAAACCGTTAAAGCAGTTACAATTCCCCAAATAATAGGCTCAATATAAGGCCAAAAGGCTGAAATAATATATACAATCCCCATTGCTGCGTAAGCAAGCCATGTAAATAAAGTAGCAGCAATCGATAATGCACTACCAAGAGAATCAAAGAATGGTTGAAACACACCTGCTTGAAATAATATATTCAACACTGTGAGAGGTTTTAACATAGCCATTATAGGTTCAGCACCCGCCCCTGCAAATGCAGAGTTGATGTTTTGTTCAAGAACTTGAGCTTGCTTTACAGGCGTCGCCATCATTTGCTCCATAGCTTCTTTTCCCATATTTGCATGTTCAAGTACTTGCCCTAATGCAGAAGTAAATGCATTCATATCTCCAGACCTAGCTAATCCTTCCAAATCAAAGGCCTCTATAGCAGTTTGAGGAATATTATATTGTTTAACAAGCAATGAACTATCTCCTTGTGCTGCTGCCGTTACTGCTTTTGCTGAAGCTTCATTCCCCATTCCCTTCGAATCAAGAGTTGATATTTGAAGAGACAATTCTGAAAGCTTATTAAGTTGTTCTGTACTTTTAGTAAATGCTCCTAAAATCATTGCTCCCTTAGCTGCCTCTCCAATCGGAGTACCTGTACTTAACGCTTGATTCTTTATCGATTCAAATAATGCATCGCCTTCATTCTTATTGCCAGTTTGATTAATTAATATGCTTCTAATCTGTTGCTCTTCTAATCCATTTGTTAATGATATATCAATCATTTTTGTTATTGATTCCTTGTTGAAACTGGAGTCTAGTTTTTTCAATAAATCAATAGCTGTTTTACCCGTATTTAATGAGATAGCTGAGCTAGTGATTGGAGCAGTTACGGGCTTACTCTGTTCTTGTATGACCGTTTGTCCTTCTTCTAGCGAAGCAGGCCTCGAAAATGATTCTTTAACAACAGATGCAACATTAAACTGGATTGGCCCCAAAAAAGGGGTGCTCCCACCAGAATTTGTTTTAGTAGGCTGCGCATAAATAGAATGGGCCATTTTTGATAAACCTTCGAGCTTTTGTTCTAAATCTTCCACTGCATCAACCGTTCTATTAATAGCGGATGCCACTTTATTTAAAGAACTATTAATAGTCATGGCTTGACGATTGGAATCCATTAAGAATTTTGTAAAAGAAGTACTTCTATTTATTTGTTTATCAAAGTTTTTAAAAACTGAAATAGATCGATTCATTGCGTTTGTCATTAATTTCATTGCCCTTGACGCTCGATTTTCCTCAACGGCGTTACTATTACTCGCCATCCTTCCACCCCCTTCACACGGGCGAAAGCGCCCCCGCATGGGAGCGCTGCCCGTCCTTATTTTCGTTTTGCTTTGGCTCGCTGTTTCTTCTCGTTCTCGATGCGAACGTCGATCATCGCGTAGATCGCCGCTTTCTCCCGCCGGGTCATGGCCATCAGCTCATGCGGCAGGATGCGAAGCTCGTGGAGGGCGTAATAAGCGTAATTCGCTTCTCCGTCGCCCTCTTTGATTAGTTTTTTACTTCATCTGCCAAATCGTTTAGGCTTTGGTTAAAGCCGTTGATTTCCTGCACGCGCTGTACCAGCGAAGCGTATTCGCCAGGCAGCAGCATTTTGCGCAAAAGGTTCTCGGCACCGAGGGTACCGTACGATTTTTGCAGATCCGCATCCTTTAGATTCGGGAATTGAATGCTGCTGACGACGAGCTTGGCAAGATATTCGTCCGTATTGGTCTCCGGTACAAAAACGCCGTTTTTCCCCTTCACCTTGCGGGTGGACGACTTGCGGCATTCCTCGTTCTCGGCTTCGTTCATGCTGCGCAGCTCCCATGCGACGGCTTGTCCCTCCGCATCTTTAAATCGCTCGGATACGATAAACAGCTGCGTCGCTTCGACGGCTGCATTTTGCGCAAAAAACACACTTAAATCACTCATTTTCTGTTGCCTCCATTCATGAATTGTTTAACCTAGCGAAAGTGACGAGAAGCTGTCTTGAATGTCCACGCCTTCAAAGGTGAACTCGATTTCCTCTTCAAGCGCTTCGCTCTCCGTGTCGAGCTTGCCGATAATGACCTTATTCAGATTGACCTTGTTCAGGACAACCGTTTGTTTGCCCGTGGCAGATGAGGAATCCTCATTCATAATGACGATGTCAAAATACGCATCCACGCCGGTTTTTACGTAGTCCAGCATCATTTGGCGGAACTTCGTTGTGACGTAATAAATGGTCATCGTGCCCGTACCGGACCAGCCTGTCGCTTTGTGCTGCAAGCCCCGGTGCCCAAGCGTCTTGATCTCCGCCTTTTGTTTCTCGATGCTCGCCTCCAGCGTCTTCACATAAAACATTTCTTCCCTTGAGTTGTTAATCACCGTAAAAGCTTTGCCTTCGCGGCCCGAAATCGTGTCTCCTGCGTTCAAAAATGCCATATTACTTCACCGTCACTTTCATATATACTTTTTCTACGCTATCTACTGGCTGGATGTGGACGTTAATGACAATGCTGTCGGTATCCGTGCCGGCAACGACCGACAAGTCCGTCTGCGAGTTAAAATTTTGGATCGCGTTCAACGACTGCAAATGGTTCAAATACTTGGTGCACTCATTGCGGAATAGGCTCCGGCCATCTGCGTTATTATCCACTTTGCCGATATAGAAGCTCTCGAAAATATGTTTAAAGTCATTTGCGATGCCATCCAGCACGCGGATCACTCGGTTTTTGGAAAATGCTTTCCCTTTCTCAGGCGTATAGCCAGTAAAGGTATTAATATCCTGCTCCACTATGACTTTGCCGCCGCTTGCCGTAAACAACAGCTCGCCTGCTTGAAGCGCCGCCACCGTTTGCGAATTCGTATACCGAATGTCTGCATCAACTGCATCCTCATAAGCTTCATAGGTCAGCGATTGATTAATAGAAGCGCCTGCCGTTGCCGCAGCAACCCATACTGTCGCTTTCTGCGCATCAATGACTGTGCCATCCAGCAGCTTGACGCCATTTTTGACGCTTATCACCCCTTCATGATCCGCAGACGGATAATTCGCCAGCACGACTTGGATTTTGCGGCCCTCTTCCTCGCGCAGGCGGCGAGCAAAAGCAGCGTATACTGATTTCAAAGCTACATCAGCGGATACGAGCGCAATCGTATTAAAATCCTGCAGCTCGATCTGAGTCAAATAGTCGGTATGCTCCTGATTCGTTACGGTGCCGTTGGCGCCGCCAACAAGCGGTGCGCCTGCTGATAGTGTCAACGTTCCCGTGCCGCTAAAATCAACGAAAGCATTGCCCTTAAGCGCCGCAATAGCAGCCACCGTTTGCGAATCAACCGCCGCTTCAGCGACATAAGTGATAACATCAAACAACTCCTCGTCATCGACGTTTTGCTTTACAGCCACCGTGATGTCATTGCCGCGTACCCCGCCAAACTTAGCCGTAAGCGTTAAGCTGCCGATAGCAGCTGTTGCTTTGGTCCCTTCATTCAGGCGATATAGAAGCAATGTCTTTGCCTTCTTAAGCGCTTCTCGCACGAGCAGCAGCTCGGGTGCGCTTAGATCGTAACCGAGCAAGCTTCTTACGTCCTCGCCTGCATGAATCGTTAGGACCGATCTCGATTTCCCCCAATTCAATGCCAGCGCAGCAGCGACTTTGCCTCGTTCCCCCATGCTGCCCACCGATTGTTTTTCTCCTGCCAGATTAATATAAACGCCGGGGCGCACCTTATTTTGAGTTGTAAATGTTCCTCCTGCCATGTTCTACATGACCTCCTTTTTCAAATGGGCTGTTATCCGGGATAACGCTTGTTCATGGGTATAGCTTTCTTCCTCCTGCAATACGGCAGAGAGCACATCCTTCTGCGATGGCATGTACCTTCTTGCTGCCAGCAGCTCTTTTTTGCTGAAGCTTGCCTCAATTCCGGCAGCCTGTAGATCCGCTTTCTTCATTTGACATTCCTCCGGCTTCCTTCATTTGGAGCGGCTTGCCCACCATCCAGCAGCCTTGCCGCAAGCGACCTTACCGCTCTCCCGCTACATCTCACTCACCTCCTTTTCTGGAAAAAACAAAAGGGACGCTCGGTATCGTCCACCGCTCGTCCCCGCTTATGATCTATTGCACAATATCATAATATCACGGTTATTTGAGCAAAAACGGACATTAGCCGGACAGAAAGCGGACAACTTCAGCAAGCGCCTTTTGCTTCCATCTGCGGAACGTGCGGTCGACGATTCCAAGCTCTGAAGCAACGAATTCAGTAGGCTTCCCTTCAATAAAACGCAGCTTCAGCAGCCGTGCGTAATCAGGTTCATAGGCTTCGAGCGCCTCTAGCGCTTGGTCGATCGCTTGCAGCTGCTTCTCAATATCTTGAAGCTCGCTGATTTTATCGATAACGCCCATATAGCCCTCAAACCCGCCAGAGCCGGCGCGTGCTTCAAGCACCTTCTCGATTTTTTTCTCCAGCTCCCTTAGCAGCTTCTCATCCTCTGGGTTTGCGGCGGTACGGCTTCGAATCACTTCGCTTAGCTGCGCCTTCGTTCCGATCGGATACTTGGATAGGTTGGCATGCGCCGCAGCCTCGATCCGCTGCTCCTGTTCATCCAAATACATATAGGAAGGAAGCTTGCGCAGCTGCCGGTGCAGCTCCTGCAAATGATCATCCTCAGAAACGGCGCTTAGCCGCATGCCTGGACCGACCGATGTCCCCTCCAGCTGTTTCTTTCTTGCCTTAAGCCGTTTATAAGCATTTAACTGGTCAATAACCTGCTTTTCCTCTTTCATTCACATAACCTCCTATAAGTTCTAATGGTTTAGTGGTATTTAAAATACCGTTAATGCCAAAAAAATATAATACAAGTCTCGGTATTGACAATACTCTTATTGGAAAATATACTAGCTTTGAAGTAGCTAAAATAGCCATCTGGCTTTTCTGATAAATTGCTGTATGTGTTCGTCTGATGAATCTCATTGTATTTGGTATTTTAATTACCGTCAAGTATTTAAAATACCAAATCTCGAAAAATGGAGGGTATTCATAATGTCGTTAGGTATGAGAATAAAGCAGCTGCGCGTTGAACGCGGATTAACACAGCAGGACGTTGCCTCAAAGCTGGAAATGGGCCGGTCTAATTTTGGGCATATCGAGAATGACCGGGTCACGCCGACGAGCGAGGACCTGCAAAAGATGGCCGATATTTTGAATACGACCACCGATTATTTGCTTGGTCGCGATGCAGCGTCGGCAACAATACCCGAGTGGGCGACGTATAAGGATAAGCGCGACTTTAAGAAGCTGCTCGAAGAAGACGGGGAAATTATGTTCGACGGCGTACCGATGAGCCCGACCGACCGCCAGCGCGTAATGGATGTATTGACGGGTCTGTTCTGGGAAGCTAAGCAAATGAATAAGCACAAAAAAAAGGCCGAGCCAACCGACGATGCTCCTGATGATGATGCCAAAGGGTAG